AAAAACAAAATAACCTTTACCTGTTAGCATTTTAACTTTCATTGCTTTTTGATAACGAGACATAGCATCTTCATCTTTACTATCTAATTTAATAATAAAATCTTCAGTCACTAACCAACCTATATTACAATCATCAGGGTGATTAATAACATGGTCAGCTATTTCCCAAAAATCACCATGTTCCATTTCTAAATAACCCGCCCAAGCTCCCCTCCTAGTATTACCTTGTGATACATCACGAGATAACTGTACAAAGTCTTTAAGTACGGGGAGTATACCACTTGCCACTCCTCCAGTAGAAATTGGCACACCCCTTTCCCGTATCTGACCAAGATAGCTTGAAGTTCCAAAACCATTTTTAGTTAAAACTGCTGTTTCTTTTTGTGAATCATAAAAATCATATATGTTATCCCCTACATAATTACCACTGCAAGATACAGGACAACCCCTCTTAGCACCCATGTTAGCTAATACAGGGGTAGAACAAGCTAACCAACCATTCCACATAAGATTAAAGAATACTTTTCTGTAGTGTTCTTCTTCGCTTCCCATATGACTTGCTGCCGCAGTTGAGATTCTTTTATAGATAGAATATAAATCAGGATATTCAGGGCTAGTATATTTATCTTTTAATATTTGCCAAGAAGGGGTAGTAACCCATAGAGGTAGCTTACCTTCTGCTTGTAACTTCTTACGTTCATCTCCTAGTTCATCATAAATTGATTTATGTTTTTGTACCATTCTTAAATACCTCAAATGTTTCTGGGTCAAACAGTTTCTTTATAGGTAGTAACCACATCTT